AGATGCTTGGAGGAAGATAAATCCTAACATATCTAGAAAGATTGACGAACTTGAATCCCGTATAGAGAGAATAGAAAAATGATGCTTACCTCAGTCGAACATCACCAAATCAAAGCACGAGGTTTTACTGATATCAAAGAAAAAGTATACGAAGAAGAAATATATAGATCAGAACCACACACCCATGAAAAAAGCTATTATGGGTGTACACTTGAAGGCAGCTTTAGAGTAAACAATACAGTATATTATCCTGGAGATTTTTTTGAAGTTTTGGCTGGTGAAGAACATACGGAAGTAGCTGGACAAGGCACGAAAATAATAATAGGAAGTAAATAAATGATAGAAGATAGGGCCCTGTTAGCTAGATTAGATTTAGCTATAGATAAATTATCAGACGTATCAGCAGACATTAAAGCTGTATTAGCTGTACACGAAGCTAAGTTTGACAATCAAGAAAGTTTAAACAATACCTACTATGATCAAATAGAAAAACTACATGCCCGCATAGGTGAACTTAGAGATGATTGTGATAGACAATGTCAGGAAGTAAAAGGTGTAATTACCCAAAAAATGTCTGGACATAGTGAAAGAATTACAAGTTTAGAAAAATGGAGATGGATTGTTGTAGGAGCAATAATATTAGGAGCTTTCCTACTTTCTACCAATCTTGTTGACCTAATGAACTAACTAGCCTATACTAATATTTTATATTATGGAACCATCATATGTGGAAAGACTTAAATCCCAATAAAATAACTAGTACCGTCTGTATGCAATGCGCAGCATGCTGTAAGCATACTGTACGTTATATAGAAAAACAAGAAAGATATGCTATACGAAAAGTAGAATATCTAATGGCTATGCATGACAAGCCTAGAGAAGACTTTGTCATAGAAAGTACACAAGACAATCAATGGAGGGTATCAGCTACTTTTAAATGTAAGCAGCTTCTACCAAACAATGGTTGTAAAATATATAAGACCAGACCATATACATGTGAAAGATTTAACTGTTTCGAAACAGCTAATAATAATAAAGAGTACCCAGAAAATTATGAAGTGATAAAAAAACTTGTGGATTGATACAAAATATATAACCTTAATGTCTAATCAATTAGGACAATTTAAGAGAAAGAATACTACATTTAACTTTAGATGTCCTTACTGTGGTGACTCTCAGAAGGATAAATTTAAGGCTAGAGGATACCTTTTAGAGAAAAAAGGTCAGCATATGTACTATTGTCATAACTGTGGTGTATCAAAGAAATTTAGTAAGTTCTTACAGGATAACAACTCTCTGTTGTATCAAGAATATAGTATGGAAAAATTAAAAGAAAGTGGGAAGCCTGAGGTAATAAAACAGATAGATACTATTACACAACCTGAGGCTTTTCCGGACTACCTTAGAAGTGGTAGCCCTCTAAGAACTCTTAAAAAGATATCTCAGTTGGCATGGGATCATCCTGCTAAAAAGTACGTATTAGATAGGAAGATACCTAATTTTTACCATTCTAAGTTATATTATTGCCCAAGGTTCTATAGTTGGACTAATAAATTAATACCTAATAAATTTAAGGACACAACCAAAGATGAACCAAGACTTATTATACCTTTTATTGACGAAGATAATAAGTTTTTTGGCTTCCAAGGTCGCTCCTTTCAAAAAGATACAAAATTTAGATACATCACAATAATGTTAGACGAATCTAAGCCAAAGATGTTTGGTTTGGAAAGTGCTAACTTTGATAAATTAGTATATGTTATTGAAGGCCCATTAGATAGTTGTTTTGTAGACAACAGTGTAGCAATGGCTGGTAGTGATGCCACCATAGCTTTAAATGATGTTAATGCTGTAATGATATATGATAATGAACCTAGAAGTATTGAGATAGTAAAGAAGATAAAGAAGGCAATTAAAAAAAACTATAGTGTTGTTTTATGGCCTGAAGGAATAAAGAATAAAGATATTAATGATATGATACTAAGTGGTATGAGTAAGGCTGATATAAAACTTATAATAGATCAGAATACATACAAAGGTTTAGAAGCCAACATGGCACTGACTAAATGGAGAAAATGTTAATGATTGAAGTTAGTTTAATTGATAGAATGGGAAGTGATCTCTCTGTAGTTAATGCTGCTAGAGTTTCATTTGCAAATAATCACGAGGAATTTAAAAATGGAAAAGATACTAAACTCATCAGTTTTTTGGCTAAGCATGGGCATTGGTCTCCTTTTGCTCACTGTAGTCTTCAGTTTCATATACGGGCCCCAGTCTTTGTTGCTCGTCAACTGGTAAAGCATCAAGTAGGCTTATCTTGGAATGAAGTAAGTCGTAGATATGTTGATCTTGAAGTTGAATTTTATGAACCAAAGGTGTGGCGAGGTAAAGCTGATGATAAAAAACAAGGAAGCTCTGACAAGGAGATAGATATTAATCCTCATAGTTTCTTAGTTGATGATTATAAACGTCTAATGAAAAGTGCAAAGTGGACTTATGAAGAATTGCTTAGAAAAGGTGTTGCACCTGAGCAGGCAAGAATGGTGTTACCACAAAGCATGATGACTGAATGGTATTGGAGTGGTACATTATATGCATTTGCAAGAGTATGTAATTTACGCTTAGATGAATCTGCACAAAAAGAAACTCAAGTTGTAGCTGAATTAATTAGTCTACAGGCAAAAGCAATTTTTCCAATTAGTTGGAAACACTTAACGGAGGAAGTACATGGAAATTCTGGGAATTGATATTGACCCTAACAGGGACACATTATTCGACCCATCAGGCATTAAAAGACTAAAAGAATCGTACATGAAAGAAACTGAGACCTCTCCACAGGAGAGGTTTGCTTTTGTGTCTAAAACCTTTTCCAGTAATCCTGAGCACGCACAACGTCTATATGATTATAGTAGTAAACATTGGTTAAGCTACAGTACTCCTATTCTTGCCTATGGTAAGACCGAAAGAGGTCTACCTATTAGTTGTTATTTAAATTATATTGATGATAGTGCAGAAGGTCTGGTTAGCACTCTCAGTGAAACCAATTGGTTGTCTATGTTAGGTGGTGGTGTTGGCATAGGTTTTGGTATGAGGAGCAGTGACGACAAGTCTACAGGTGTTATGCCGCATTTAAAGATGTATGATGCTAGTTCTCTAGCATATAGACAAGGTAAGACCCGTAGAGGTAGTTATGCAGCGTATTTAGATATAGCTCATCCAGATATTTTTATGTTTCTAGAGATGAGGAAGCCAACTGGTGATCAAAATCAAAGATGTTTGAATCTTCATCATGGATTAAACATATCAGATAAGTTTATGGAGTTGATTGAGCGTTGCATGCAAGATCCAGACATCAACGATGATTGGGATCTTATTGATCCTCATAGTAATGAGATAGCAGAGACGGTTAGTGCAAAAGAATTGTGGCAACGTATACTAGAGATGCGTATGCAGACTGGTGAGCCTTATCTACACTTCATTGACACATCTAATAGAGAAATGCCAAAGTGGTTAAAGAGATATGGTTTAGAAATTAATCAAAGTAATCTATGTAGTGAGATTATTTTACCTACAAATAAAGATCGTACTGCAGTATGTTGTTTGTCTAGTGTTAATCTAGAGCATTATGAAACATGGAGTAAAAACAAACAGTTTATTGGTGATGTAGCCGAGATGTTAGATAACGTACTAACATTCTTTATTGAAAATGCACCAGATGCTATTAGTAGAGCAAAGTATAGTGCAGAACGTGAACGCAGCATAGGGTTAGGTGCACTTGGATTTCATGCATACCTACAAAAAAAGAAAGTACCATTTGAAAGTGTTACTGCTAAATCACTTAATGTTCGAATGTTTAGACATATAAGAAAAAAAATGGAAGAAGCGAATGAAAGACTTGCAAAAGAACGTGGAGAAGCCCCTGATGCAGAAGGCATGGGTAAGAGATTTAGTCACCTCATTGCCATTGCTCCTAATGCTAGCAGCAGTATCATTATGGGTAATACATCTCCTTCTATTGAACCCTGGAGAGCTAATGCGTACAGACAAGACACTCTCTCAGGCGCATATCTTAATAAGAATAAGTACTTAGATGCTTTAATTAAAGAAAAGTGTCAAAAAGATGCTAACGAAGCAGCAACAGAAGGAGCAGGTACTAAGTTAGATTATGATAAGATATGGAGAGAAATTATCGCCAATGAAGGTAGTGTACAACAACTGAAAGGTGTGTTGACAGATGATGAGAAAGAAGTATATAAAACTTCAATGGAGATAGATCAAAGATGGGTAATTGAACATGCAGCAGATCGTCAAAAATTTATTGATCAGGCACAGTCCCTTAATGTATTTTTTAGACCAGACACAAACCTTAAATATCTTCATGCTGTACATTTTC